AATAATTGTATGTAGTATTATAATCATTTAAAGCTTTTTTATCATTAGGATCAGCTTTAACTAAATTATATGTTTCTCTTAATCTATTTATAGTATCTCTAAATTCAGTTCCACTAACTCTCTCTCCATCAGAATCTACAAATTCATCACTTATAATTTCTTCAAATACTCTGTCTCCAAAAGCTTCTTTTAAACCTTCAAAGTACTTTAAATCAGTAGCTTCTTTACCTGCTGCAGCTACGTAAGCTTTTCTTTCTAAATCATCAGCAAACCATCTATAAATTTCTTTAATAGGAGAATTAGTTCCAGAAATTGCTACTTTTATTTTGGGATTCGGTTGGGCTTTTAAATAAAGATCCCAAATAGCTTTACTTTGTTCTGCTGTAATTCCATCTCTAATGCCTTGACCTATTAAAACATTTACCTGAGTTATATATGGTTTACTAGCTAATTGTTGGGCTGCAGCAAAGTGACCCTTGTGTACGGGTTTAAATCCTCCTGGGTAAAAACAGATTCCAGGATCTTTTGCTATTTCCTCTCCAATTAATCTATCTATCTCTCTTATGTTCATTGCTTGTACCTCCAAATAAATCCTTTATAGATTTGTTGTTTATGATCAGGATTACAAACATTTCCTATACTAACGTAATTAAATCCTAATTCTTTTGCTGCTATTTTTTTGTTTGTCCATTCTTTTAATGTGTTTCCTTCTAAATCACATTGTAATAAAGTTTTTCCAGACCACATTTTTTTATTATTATAATCAATTCCTGTTGGTTTTCCTTTTTTATTAATACTCCATTTTTGTTTTTGTTCTTCAGAGTGCATTTTTTTACCAGTCATTGATTCTGATTTTTTAGATTTAGTAGATTCAGGCAATGATTTTCCAAAATTCCAATGTCTTTCTCCACCGCCTTGACCATGACCTTTATCACTTCTATTGTAAAATAATTTAGATTTATGGGCATTAAAATACTGAATGTAGTAAATTTCTAATTCTCTCATTAAATCATAGTTATCTACTTCAGCTAAAATTTGTTTTTTAAAGTTTTGTTTACCATACTTTTTTACAGCTTTAGCAAAACTAACTCCACTTCCTAAATAGTTAGGATTATTATTGGAATCACTTCCAATGTATTTTTTCCCATTAATTAGATTTGTTGTTATGTATACTATCATGGTTTAGCAAACGTTTTTACAGTTCCTGTTGCTGTTTTATAATCTATTGGTTTTATTATTTTTAAGTATTTTTCTACTTGTTTAAATTGGTCTTTTAAATTTTTAATAGCATCACTAAATTTTTTTTCTGCTACTTTCTTTTTTTCTTCTTTAGCTTTTAGTGTTTCAGGATCAGGTAAATCTCCAGCTTTTTTTATTTCTGAGTCTTTAGGTTTACTAAAACTAGATTTAAATCTTTCAGGATCAGTGGCTATTAATGATTTAAAGTATTCTTCTATTTCTTTTGATTTAAGTGCTTCTTCAAATCTTATTGCTTCTTTTCTTTCAGCAGGACTAAGTTCAGTTTGTACCAAAACAAATTCAATTCCCGGTATACTTTTGTAATTTTGGATATTTCTGTATACTTTAGCCCAATTGTCTAATACTACATCTTTAGGTAGTTTGCGGTCTCTACCAAAATTTCTTAAAAAATTAATAATAGGACTTCCATAAAACATAATTACCATTACTTTAAAACCTGCTTTTTGAGCGTCCAAAATAACTTTTGCTGTTTCTTCAAAATTTTGTCCTGTAGTGTCATAAATAAAACTTTCTTTATTTGATATAGTACTAGGAATAGCTTGAGTTCTAATTACTCTTGAATTTTTTGAAACATTAGGTTTTGTAGGATCATCTTTAGGATTAAAAGTATCAGGATTAAATACTTTAAAATTAGAAGGAATATAAGGTGTTAAAATATTAGCAAATGTTGATTTACCTATTCCTGCTGCTCCTGATAAAATAATAGCCTTAGGATTACCATAAACTTCTAGTAAAATAGAACGCAGAGATATCATAATAATAAATATGTATCAATCTATTCTTACTGTTGTAGGTAAAGACTCAAAGTATGGTTTATCGTTTGGTGTTTCTAATCTATAGATTTCGTAAATATTTAAAAACATTCTAAAATAATCATCTATAGACTTATCAGGTTCAATTATTTCCCATCCTTGTCCTTGCATTTTACCTTCTTTGGTTGATCTTTTACTTGATTTTAACCATAAAATACCAATTTTTTCTATTTTTTCTTCAGGATACAAATCATCCCATGCCTTAGCATAAGCAGACAATTGAAGATTGTAAGATGTGTGTAAGCTATTTGATGTTTTTATGTCTAAAAGCCATACTTTTCCGTCAATTTTCATTACTAGATCACATGTTCCTGCGTATTTGTGTTCATGGTTTAATAAATGAATTTCACTAGCTAACAGTTCTGGTTTATTTTGTTTCCAAAACTCAGCAAACTTTAAAATCATTTTCCATACATCTAAACTAAAATTAGCATGTCCTTTGTCATCCATCCATTTGATTTCTTCTCCATCTAAAAATTTTTCTATGGAGTCATGTACTGCTGTTCCTTCTTCACTTGCCTTTCTTACAATAATGTCACTGTTGTGACCTACGTCTTTAAGCCAACTTTCAAAAAACTTATTTTTTGGATAATAACCTAAAATAGTTGTTACAGATGGATAATATTCTCCATCTTCTGTAGAGTAGAAGCGTTGATCTAAAAAATTTATTTGTTTACCCTTTTTTTCTACAACCCTTTTTAAGTAGGGATGTCTGTGGATGTTGTGTCCTTTTTCTATCATATATTCATTTTTAAAGTCATAATGTCACCAAAAGTTAGTGGTTGAGCATCATGTAATAATTTAGTAAATTCTTCAAAACCCATTTCACTTGGATCTTTAGAGTTCATATCAACCCAATATACTTCTTTGCCATAATTCAGTAAGGTTTGCGCGTGATCTAATGCGTCTTTTTTGGCATCAATGTCTAACGCGATATAAATTGTTTTGACCGAAGACTCAACGAGTTTTTTCATCAAAGCATTAGATATCGTTTTACCAAACAAAGGAATAGAATTACGCCTAACAGCCATAGCATCAAATGCCCCCTCCACAAGAATAATAGGCATTTCCCAATTAATGAGTGCTTCAAATCCAATAATTTCGTTTTTGTTACACTCTGGTGTGTCGTATTTTCTAAATGCCTTAGGATCCAAACTACGGGCAATAAAATAATTGATATTGCAATGTCCATCAAAAGAAGGAACAATGATGTGATTATTAAAACGTCCACTAGTTGCATGTCCTATGTTGTATTTTATGATTTCTATGTCAGTTATACCTCGTTTTTTTAAATATACTTTAGCTCTTCTTGCTTCTAAACTAGTATCTGCTATTAAGTGTTTAAATTCTTTAGGTAAATTTACAGTGGTATTTGATTTTTGAATGTCTTCTTTAGGAGCAACACCAATTATACTTCTTAATTCTAAAGTTTTTTCTTTAGGAACATGTAGTTTCCTAAATAAAGAAGGCAATTGAAGTCCTTTTAAACCATCATGTCTACCTCCACATATCCAACAATTATAAGGATTTTCGTTTTTAGTGTTTGTTTGGAGTTTTATTTCTAATTTATGTTTAGTAGGATGACAATTGTTAGGACATATAAAGGCATAATTACCTTTAGAAGTTTTTTTACCTTTTCCTAAAACAGATTCTAAACAGTTTAACAATAGAAGATTTTCCACTATTGTTATAATAATAAATTATTATTGAATTTCCAATTTTCCTTTATAGAACTTTCCTAAAATATTACTGTTGTAACTTAATTCATCAAATAAAACATTGTTTATAAATAAATAATAGGTTTCCCAATAAGTTAATTCTAATTTAGTTTTACATATGTGTAAAATTTCTTTATTAAATTCATCGTCTTTTTTACCTTTTCTATAGTCTAAAAAATCTTTATTACTACCAAAGTATGTCTTCCAATTACTTTCTTTAACTACTTGTTTTGTTGTTGGTTTTCTTCCTTTTTGAGTAGGTAAATTTTTAGTTTCTTTTATTCCTAATTTTACATTTGTTGTGTTATATAAAATTTTTTTTCCTATATAGTATCTTTTTGATTCTTTGTGAGTTATACGATAAATAAATCCGTAAGTATTTTCTGGAAAATCAGTTATTTCAGTATAGTATTTTATGTCTGTTTTAAATGAAAACCACATATTATTATTTGTATTCATGTTTTATTTTTACCAATCAAGCTTTACTAAAAACGTAAGATCAGTTTCATTTGATAAGGGTACTGGTTGAGACATTTTAGCGACCGCTAATAGTTGATTTGAGTCATTGTAAAATCCTATTGATCCTACATAAGGACTAAAATAACTAGCAGTAGCAAAGTCTTTTAGTTGGTCATCAGGATAAGTGTAATATGTTCCTGTATAGTCATAAGGTACATTTGAAGATGTAATCCAAAGAGACGCTGATTCATAAATAAATCCTACTGTTCCTGTTGTTAAAGTTGGATTGTAACTAACATTGAACTCATAGTCTTTTACTCTACAAACCATATTTTGTTCGTATAGTGTATAACTATTTTTAAATTGAATATTTGATATGTATAAACTACTAGTCATTATACTCCTGCATATTGAATTCCATCTCCAGCTGTATTTCCTGATACTGCATATCCATAAACATCTGTTTGTGTAGGTAAAGGAGAAGTATAAGTTATTACAGCTCCACTTCCTAAAACAGCTACAACTCCTGTAGAACCGGCAGGAAATATAAATTTAGCATCTGCTGGAATTGGGCTTTGATCTACGTGATTTTGAATGTTAAACGTAATAGGTGTTCCTACATTTACTGTCCAGGTTCCTGTTCCTGATTTTTTCTTAAATAAAGCTCCTAGTACATTACTATATATTCCTTGACCAAGATTAATAGAAGCACTAACATTAGAATCATTAACATAACTATAAGTACCTCCCCAAACTGGTGTTCCTCCTGCTCCTGTATTTTCCATCCATATAACTACCCAATCATATGAAACAGGTGGAGGAGGTGTAGGAGGAATAACACTATTAGGAACTATGGTTAATACTCCTAATCCTTGTTCATAAAATAAATTTCCTACATAACTACTTTGACTTATTATTGTATTTATACTGCTGCTTTGATTAGAACCTGACCATCTTAAGTTATATTCTCCATCATCATATATTTTTCCTCCACTTACATACATTTCAAAAGTAGTAGGAACAATTTTATTTGAATAGAGACTAGTAGGAATATTTAAAGTATAAATAAAACTTCCACTAGTAGTAGGAAAATATTTTTCTGTTGTAACTTGATTTCCTATATTTTGTAAACCACTATAACTAGCAGTACTTAAATTTGTTGACCAATAAATAGTCTGACTATAACTAGCAGTACTGTGAGAAAAGGTAGGATAAAAAGTAGGATAATAATTTGCTAATACCGATTTATATAAAAGATCTGAGTAAGTGTAAGTTGTTTTGTTTAAAGAATCTGTGTAGGTTCCTATTTGAAAAAATATTCCATCATCTTCAAAGCTAGATGATGGTATAGACCATAACTTATTTGCTTCATAAGGAATGGTAAATACGTCACTTATATTTAATCTTTTTAATACGGTATCAGACATTAATAATCTAACTTTACACGCACCAAAGTTTCTTTAGTAAAATCTTTTTGTAAAGGTTTACTTAATTTAGCAACAGCTAATAATTCATTACTGTCATTATATAAACCTATAGCAGTAATATAGGTAACAGGACTATAAATTAGCTGGTTATAAATTAAGTTTCCATCATTATCAATAATAGTAGGATTAGCTGTGTAATTATATGATGCATTTTTAGCTCTACAAAAAATAAAATTACTGCTTAATACTTCTGCTGATTGTAAACTAAAATTAGCTCCAGTTTTAATTAAATCATATGTAATTCTATTATTGTAATTGTAAAAAGGACTAGGTGGAGTAGTAGAAGATGGAGTTCTGTTCCAAGAAACATTTAACCCACCACTAACAAAAGGTAATTGTAAAGCATTTGGATTTAACATGATTAAACCCATATCAGGAAATACATAACCATAACTTCCAGAAACTGTAGGAGTATAACTTACTACACTTCCTTGACTTCCACTTACTAAAGTATAAAATTGAGTATTGTTAATGAAAGTAGCTGATGTTTGAACTTGACTATTATCTGTTAATGTAATAATATTACCTCCATTAGATAAATTTAAAGTTAAACTTCCAGGATTAAAACTTTGTTTATATCTTCCTCTTGCTACTGATATTACAGCTATATCATCTGATCCACTTATGTAATCAAAGTTAAACTTACTATTTTCATCTCCTAAAATTAATGCTCTATATTGACCATAAATGTCTTTAGTAGGAGTATAGGTAGGAGTTACAGAGTTAAAATAGTAAGATCCTGATGCATTGATATTTCCATATACAATAGCAAATTGATTTTCTGCACTTTGATCCGTAGAAGCAGTTTGATAAACATTTAAATAAAATTTACCTGTTTCAGTTGCTTGTTGAACAGAACTAGTGTAGAAATTTGTTAGGGTATACTGATTATTTGTCCAAGCAGCACTTACTACTATTTCACTGCTTACTGTTTGGTCGTCTGTGGTTATTACTGTAAATGACATTATACTTTCTTTTTAACGGTTAAAGGAATACTGATTCTAGCACCTGAATTTCTGCCTACAAAAGTAATAGTTGTTGTTACTTGAGTAACTCCTGAAGGAAAAATATCATTTAATGAGGTAGATGTTATAGTAAATGATGTTCCTATTTGAGATATACTTAATGGAGCCCCAGATGTTGTAGGAGTAGGACTTAAACTTGGTAAAGCTGTTGTATTAACTCCAGTTCCTGTAAAACTTGCTATTAAGTTTTGGTTTGAAATAGTAACTAAATATCCTAACGGTTCAATACTTTCAATAGTACCTAAATAGTTTAATGTAGTAGGATTAATAGTAATAGTAGCACCTTGCTGTAAACTAATACTGCCCCTTCCTCCAATATTCAATACAGGTAATTTAGCTGTTCCTCTAGGTAAAGTTACCAATTGATATTTCATGTCTTGAGTATTGTCTACAAAAGCTTGTAATAAAGGCATTTTTTCAATAGCTTCACCATAATAGGCTGATCCTGATGGATGATTTGGATTATAAAGAGTATAATCTATTTCATCGTCTGATAAAGCAAATTGAGTGATTCTA